TAAAAAACAAATTATTAATGAAATCAGAAAAGAGCAAAAGCTAAGACAAAAACAAGCTAAGGATAACAAGATTGAAAATACTAAAAAGCAAAAGACCGCAGATAGTTTAGTTAAACGAATTAAAAAACTTATAAAAAGAGGTAAAGCTCCTGCAGAGGTTTTAGATGCTGCTAAAGAATTTGTCAAGTTAAATGCAAAAGGTGTAACAGATATAGATGCTTTTATAGAAAATGCTAACTCAATTGTAAAAGGTTTGACTCCAAGCAGAGCTACAAAAAAAGGAGATGTAAAAGTAACTGAAGCTGTAGATGTAAAAAAGGTTGATGAGTATACTAAGAAAGAAAAAGACGCAGAAAACCAAAGACAAAAAGAAGCTGACATAAAAGCTTTTGAAGAACTAACAGGTCTAAATTCAAAAGATTTCACGCTTGAAGAAATGCGTAAAATTTTATACGACACCGAGACGGATTCAAAATCTCCAGAACAAAGACAAAAAGAAATTCAAAATAAAAAGAATCAAATCAAACAAGGTTTGAAAAACGCTTTTAATAGGTATGCAGCTGTAGTAGATAGTATTATCAAAACAGGAGTAGATCCTTTTACAGGACAAAAAGTTAATTTAACTAAAGACCAAAAAGATTTATTAAAAAGATTTTTGAATTTAGATATTGGAAATATGACTGCACCTGAAGCGCTAAAAGCTTTAGACTCCATGGTAAACTTTGCAACAAATCAAAGCACAGGAGGCATGAAGGCTGTAGTGGAGTTCCAGGAGGGTAAACAAGAAGCTAAAGATAATGAAGGTGAAATTGAAGCCAAACCACTAAAGTTTTTACTTGGAGGTAAATTTTTAGGTAGTATTTGGAATAAATACATTGCACAACTTCCTGAAACTTTAAACCAAATGTTTAAGTCACAAGACACAGCAAGACTTTTTGAAAAAATATCAGGTTTCCAAGCCATAAGAGATGGAGCTGCTAAAGGACAAAGAATTGCTAATGATATTTCTAAAGCATATTATGATAAATTTATTAATCCTGGAAGCTTTTTTAGTAAAATAAAATTAGGCGACACAAGAACTATGCCTAACGGCAAAAGGTTTAACGATGTAAGCAATGATGTAGAAAGAGGTTTGTTTGCTTTCATGAGAAGAACAGTTGATGGGACTAAAGAAGAACAACAGAAAGAATTTAATAGAAGAAAAGGTTTAGTAGAACTAAGCATTAAGTTTTTAAAAGAAAAAGGGGAAACTGAAAAAGCAGAAGTTTATCAACAGGCTTATGATAAATTACTTAAAGACTCTAACAATATAAATGATGTAGATTCTAAGACAGACTCTATAAATAAAGAGGCTGTAGAGTGGATGACTAATGAATGGAGTAAGGCAAGACCTGAGCTTGAAAATGTATCTTTAAATGTTTACAATAGAACATTAGGTAAAGACCTAAATTATACACCTGATTCATTTGCAAGATTAGATAATGTTCAAACTGAGCCTGAGCTTGACAAACCTTTATTTCAACCTGATCAAAACGAAACTATATATGATGAAGAAACAGGGGTATTGAAACCCAAAAATCCTAGTTATATTTTACCAATGGAAAACGGAAAGACAAGTAGATATGTAAATCTAGGGTTTGATAGTGTAAATTCAAGAAATTTACAATCAGCATATACAGATGTAAATACAGCCCCTGGTATACAAAAATTAAAAGGATTTATGTCTTCTAGTTCTTATCAGAAAATTATACCTAATGATGCCGATAGAGAACTTCTAAATCAAAGGTTTAAATCATATGTTGATGCAAAAAGAGGAATAACTAAAGGGCAAGAGAAATGGTTAAAACAGTTAAATAGGTTTGCAGGACTTGGTGTGTCAAGAGTATTAGGAGGCCCGACTCAGTTTGCTAAACAGCTAGTGCCTTTAGTGAATACTGCGATTAATCTTGCTAATAATCCAAAAGCTTTTATTCAAGGATTGGTTGCTGCCACTAGTAATACCGAGGCTATAGAATGGTTAAATAATTCAGGAGTTGAAATTGCAAACAGGGGTATTCAAGCAGTAACAAACTTAGAGGGAACCGACACTAGGTTAGAAAACGACAGTAGTGGTATAGGAGGTAAATTCTTAGACATAATTAACAATGCTCAAAAAGAATGGCTTCAGGGGTTCTTAGTTGCTCCAGATAAATTTGCAGCAAGAGCTTCATTTTTAGGATATTATATTGAGTCTTTAAATAAGCAAGGTATTGACACTTCAAACATGAATTGGAAAACACATGAAGCAAATGCTGACGCACTTCAATATGCAACACAACAAACCGCTAGACAACAAAACACTTCGGATACAGATTTGCAAGGATCTCTTTTTTCAGGGAAAGATGCTACCACTCAAGTATTTAGAAAAGTTTTTCTTCCTTTTGCAAACTTTTTATTAAATCAAAAAACAAGGATGTATAATGATATAGGAAATCTTTTTTCTAAATCTAACACAACACAAGATAAAGTTAAGGCAGGAAAGTCATTGGTCGGTTTAGCTGGAGAAACAGCAGCGTTTAATGCTTTAGGTTTGTTTGTTACACAATCTTTAGCTACTATAGCCAGAGAAATAAGAGGCACAGATGAGGATGAGGAAACACTTGACAAACAACTACAGGCTAGAATTAAGGGTAGAAGAGGTCAGATAGTATCTGATATACTAAGCCCCATACCTCTTTTAAATCCTGAAGTTACCAAAGCCGTAAACGCAATGATAGAAACTTTTAGTGATAAAGAAGATCCTTATCAATTTTTTGTAAATGAACCTGAAAATTTGGTTGATAGACTAGGTACTTTAGGTATTGGATTTCAAAAAGCCACTCAAATTAAAGATATGGTTATGCTTGGATTAACAGGTAAATATAAAGATAAGTTCGGAAGAACTATTGAAATAGATCCTCAATATAAAAATGATATACTAGCTCAAGCCCCAATATATACCCTTTATCTTTTAGGTGCTTTACCATTAGAGGCAGGATCTATAATTGACTACAACATGAGGGCTTACAAAAAAACCAAAGCAGGTGGTAATGATAAAGACGCTATTCCTTTAAAAAAAACTAAGAAAAAGAAAAAGAAAACCACCACTAAGAGAAGAAAAAAAACAACCACTAAACCTATATTAGATAATAGTGGTCTATTAGATAGTGAAGGTTTATTATAATTACATTACCCAGTCTTCAGGACTTCTATTTCTATTATATTGTTCAATAAACCATTGATCATTTTCCTCTAATTTCTCTAACTCAAATGTCAGATGATCTATAGCTTTTTGTAAATCTTCATTAGGGCTATCGTGCTTTCTGTATGATCTAAGGATATATGTAACTGCAGTTCCTAAGTGATAAGTTAAATCAAAATTATCTACAACTTCTTTAGCTGTGTATCCATTTTTTCCATTATAATATTTAGGTGTTTTTACTTTTGTTTTCATATAAATTCATTTATTGCCATTATAAATCCGCCTAGTGTCATCAAAAATGATACAACTAAAGCAAGTGTCCATCTAATTGTTCTATAATTGTCTTTCTTCATAGTTAAAATATATGTGTTAATCGAGCAACTTGCCCGTGATTTTTTGAATGTATAAATCCTTCAATAGCTTTAACTCCTCCTATTCCATATCCATTACGGTGATGCCAGGAGTCTGTTCCGCTTGGTGATCGCAGACTTTCAACCGTAATACCGTGAAAGTCTTTACTTGTTTTGTGATGAACGTGATGTGTATACACATATCGATGTTTTGTGTCAGCCCATTCTTGAGCAAATTCGTTTGCCATAATTAATGGAAGATCAGGAATCTTTGCACCATCACCGTGTGTAGTTCCAATAAGATTATTTCCATACTTAAATCCCTTTCTATGTGCAATGCCACAATCAAAGGTAATGTTTTTGCATTTTCTAAACCACGACTGTATAGAATCAGAAAGCATAAAGCCTGACATGTAATCGTGATTGCTCGGGTTGTAAACAAAATGAACATCAGCTACACTAATTAGCATTTCTAAAACATCTACATAAAGTTGCTTGGCTGTCATAAAGTTTTCATACCACATTCCATCTGTATCTTGTGGTGTTCCTGATGTTGTCATTCTTTTAGGTGAGTCAACATGTAGTATATCATTGCCCCCCACGAAAAGAATTTTATCAATATTAAATCCGTGTGCTTTATTTATAATTCCTGTGACTCCTTCTTTAACTCTTTGCACTGCGATTTGGGAGTCATATTCCTCACCCGTTTCAAAAGATGTACAAAGCTTGCCAATATGAATATCTGCAGGATCAATAACCAATAAATGTCCATTTGCTTGTTTTTTTCGTTTAATCTTGTAGTAGGTAGGCGAATGCTTATCCATTGCCTTAATAATATCGTCTCTAAGTTCTTCAGGTGTTACACCTTTATTTTTAACGTGAAGTGAAAAGTGTTTTCCTTTATACCAGTAATGGTTTACATCTTCTACTGGAATGCCTGAAATCTCACATTCTTTTTGAAGAGCTCTATGCTTTGTAATCATAGCATATTCTTCCTCATTTAACCGTGGCCTATATTTCATCTTCGGCTAGTTTTTGAGTATCTCTTAAAATCGTTTGAAGTTCTTTTATTGTTATTTTTAAAGAATCATAATCCTCATCCATCAAAGATTCATACACATCGTCAGTCAATCCATTGATTCTATTCATCAAATGATTAATAAAATTTATAGAATTTTGATTGTTAGGTTGGACAGTCATTATACTGATTTCCATTAAGTTAATAATAAATTAATAAAAAACAATAAAGAAGAAAGAAAATGTTAAAAAACTTTTTGCAATGTTAAGAACTCTTCTTTTAATTTTTTAATTTCGCTTATTATCTCCATCATTCTACCTCCGCCGCCAGATACAGTGCACATAGCTTCAAAATACATATCTTTAAATAACTGATCGGTTTCTAATAGATCTTCAGCGCTTTTAACAGCATAAATTATAGTTGCATGATTCCTGTCAAATATTCTAGCTATATCTAAATAAGTTTTATTATGTAGTTTTCTAAACATTAGATAAGCTATTCGCCTGGCATCAACATATTCTCTCTTTCGGGCTTTCTGTGTTATGTTGATAAGGCCTGTTGCTTCTTCTACTGAAGTCAATACGAATATTTCTTTTCTAGTTAATTTCATTTTATGTAACGGTTAAGGTTTATATAATCTAAGTATTTATTTACATCTGTCTCATTAATGTCTACAAGAACTATTGGAGCATCATGGTCTTCTTTAAAATAATCTACTATAAAAAAAATAGGATTACCAACTGAATCGTTTACTTGTCCCGCTATGTTTTTAATTCTTCCATCTGTGGAAGGTAAACCTCTCATGTCGTCTATTTTAGCTGCAACAATCACTGAAGCTCCATTTTTAAAGTTGTGTATTTGTGTAATAAAAAATTCATCTAATTCAAATTCCTCCTCTATATATTTCTGTTTTGATGCCATGTTCTTCTAGTTCTTTAATTCTAAATTTCTGTAGCGCAGACACTTTGCCTGACTTTTTTTTTATTTCTGAAAATAAAACTTTTGAATTTTCAGGTATTGCAATTAAATCAGGAATTCCGTTCTTATTGGTTTTCAATAACTTAATTACATAATACCCTTCTTGTTCAAGTTCTTTAATTCGTTTAGATTGAATTTGTTGTTCTGTCATAAATATAAAATAACAAAAAAAATCAATTTAACAAATCTTTTTTAAAATGTTTTAACGTATAATCTTTTTTATTTTTTACTGCCCTATATATTTTAGGCTCAATTCCTTTGTCTGTAAATACCCAATACACAGTATTATCAGATCTAGTTTTTGTAGTCATTCTATCTCTTGATTGCCAGTAACTTGTAGCTGAAAAATCTATATTGTAATATACTAAGCAATCAGCATCTTTTAATGATATACCTTCTCTTCCACTTACAATTTGTAGAGCAATATTTTTATTGGTGTTACAAAACTCGTCTAGGGTGTTACAAAGCTCTGATCCGTAAACCTCTTTTAAGGCGTTGAATTCTTCTTTAAATTTATAAAATATAGCTATCTTTCTGTCTTTAAAATATTCTTTTATAAACTCGGCTTTAAATGTGTCAAGAACCATTGACTTACCATCTTCAAACTTAACTGTTCCGCTATACATTTGATGAAGCTTTTGCATAAGCTTGACATTGGTGTCAGCTAATATTACGTGCTCAGATCCTTCAATTACTAAATCTCTTTTTAGCTTATTACACATATTATATATTGCTGGAGGAGCCTCAACTATAAGGACTAACTCTTTAATACTGGTTTCAAAACCTGCTTCTTTTTGAGTATAGGACAACATAAAAGGTTTCATTTGATCTAATACAGATGTTTTCGCACGACTGTAATCATTTATTAGAAAGCTGTTTATTTTTTTCTGAATTACATTTACATGTTCTTTAGCAAACTTATAAAATGTTTTATGTTCTTTAAAAGGATTGTTTGGTATTGCATAAACTTGATGATACATTTGGCTAAATGATTCTGGTGTGGGCGTACCAGACAACAACACAACATAACAGTCATTCTTATCCAACAAACTCCTCACCTGCTTGGCTCGTTTACTAGGCCTGGGGAATGCGCCCATACTGTGCGCCTCATCGCAAACGATAGCATCCCAACCTTTCTGATCTACCTTATGTAGACTTTCATAGTTAATTACTTCAATCTCATAGTAAGGATTTAATTGCTCGTAGTCCCAAACGATACTCCCAATAGCTCTCTTCTTCGTGATGAACAATA